TCCATTTTATCAATTCTATCAAAAGTCTGCTTTTGCATTAATCTGCAAATTTTTTCGTGGTTATCTATTCTATCTAAAGCAGATTTTCTAGCCACGTCTAACTCCTCTTTGTGCTATTAATTGCCCTGAATTATCATCTGGAAAAAGAGCAGCGAATTGTTGTGGGTTCACTTGTCCGGTATCCGGTTGTACTGGTGCTTGAGACGATTGTACTGGATCTTCTAATTGTATATCATCTGTAACCATAGTCTTTTCAATATTTTCTATTGGAGCTTCTTCTTCATTAATAGCAGCTTCAGTCGTTGTTGCTGCTCTTAAAAAATCTACTGCATTATTATCTTCTTGTAAGTTTCCTGAAGTGCCAGAAAAATCTTGTGCAAACATTATTTCAAAATTCTTTTTAGGTAATGTTTTTTCATCGTAAATTGGTTGAGGAACCAAAGCACTAATTTGTTGCATTCTTTCAGTAATTTCCTCTGGCGTAGCATTTTTAAAATCTATATCAGGAATATCTTGAGCACCAAACTCATTGTCTCTTAAGTAATTCATTAATCTTGCAAACGCTTCTCTCTTTTGTGTAAGTCCTAATCTTCCAATTACACTAGGTTTTTGCAACACGTTTGCTGCTGTTTGAATGTCTCTACCTTTAAAAAATCTTCTACCAACACCAAGAACTCCTGGTACACCTTCACCAACTTTTTGACCCATTAATAATTTAATTTGTTCATCAGGATTAAGTGCATCATTAAAAGCTCTCATAGCAATTGGATCTGTAAGAATTTGACCTGCACGTCTACCAAGTAAAATAAATAGTGCTGGTGCTAATGGATTCACAGCTGCAGAACCTCCGAGAACTAAAGCTCCTGTAAATGAATTTAAACCACCTAATTGTAATCTTCTTTGCATAAAAGTAGATGTGTCTGCGATAGGTGTATTTGATACCGCTTTCATGTATGTAATAAATTTATCAAACTCTAATGTTTTGTTTAATCCACCCATCATCTTAGTAAATGCTTCTCTTCGCATATCTCCTGTACCTAAACCAAGATTTCTTATAAATCTATCAATTTGAAAACCTGAAGTATCTTTAGGACTAAATTTTAATTTTTGTGCATCAAAAATTCCGTTACCTAATTTTACTTTTTCAATATTAAAATCTAATATTTCTTCTCCTGATTGTTTTGCAACGTTTGACATTGATTGCATTACATCAACAGTACCATTTATTCCTGTAGCCACATTAGCGTCATCTGCTATTCTTGCTAATAGTGCTTGACCTTCAGCGCCTCTGGTGCTTTCAAAAGCGTCTATAAATTGATTCCACATAAATCTAGCTTTTGTTGCTTGATAAAGAGCTTGTCCACCTTTAAAAGGAACACCAATTGATTTACCAGTTTTTTCAGAAACAATTCCTTTAGCTCCTAACAATTGTTGAAATTGATCAATAGCTTTTGGATCTCCAAATTTAAATACGTTGTTTGTAAGTCTTTCAAAAAATTCTTGTGAAGTTCCTTTTTCAATTCCTCTTATTCCTGCTAAGGCTTTGTTAGTAAAAGTATTTTTATTAAATTGTTTAATTAAATTAGGTACCCCTTTATTTTGATAAAAATTCATTAAAGTCGAGAAAACATCGTTTGCATTATATAATTGATCTTTTAATTTTTCGGATTTACTTATTTTTAATGCCATGTCTGCTTCTGCTGCAGCAGGATTTGTTTTCTTTAAAGTTTCATAAGCAGCTTTTACAGTGTCGTCCTTTAAAAATGTTTCTTTTGATATGTTTGCACCAAATGAATTTAGATCATTTTCAAGAGCTTCTCTTAAAGACCAAACATTAGCTCTGATATTTTGATATTGAGTTGTACTCAAGGCTCTGTTCATTGCTTCAGTTACACCTTTGTATTCTCTAGGTGTAATAAAATCATCTACTTGATTCATGTATCTGTAAAATTGAGCCAAAGGATCTCCCTGACCTAGTAATTTTTGTATTTCTTTTGGATCAACAGTACCCAACTTATCTTGTGCATATGATCTTAAACCTGGAAAATTCATGGCCATTGCATCAACTTGTTCTGCTGCTGCTTTTTTTATAAAAGCAGTTGGGATAACTTTTGGGTTTCCAATAGTATCAGCTAATGTTTCGAAACCTTTATAAGATGCATTAATTAAATTGCTATTTTGTATAAAAGCTTGTTCTGCTTGTTTATATATTGATGCTGAAAGAATCCCTGTTTTAACTAATGGTCCATAATTTAAAACCGATGTATTTAAATATTCTTTTCCTGCTTTTTGTTCAGCACCTTGTAATGCTTCTTTACCAATACCATTTATAAATGGCATAATACCAAGTACCTTAAAAAATTTATTTGCAAAACCGCCAAACAGACCAACACCTTCTTGCGCTGTCATGACCATTGGGATAGGTAAACCTTTATCTCTAGCTATGTTGACTAATTCTTTAGCGTCTTTTGATTTAGCACCAATTGTTAATCTAGCTACTTTACCTAATCCTTTTGTAACAAACGGTGTTAAAGTTGCAGCGCCTGCATTCCAAGCAAAAGCAGTAAAGGCCGCATCTGCAGCATTAGCCATCATATCTGTATTAACTTCTTTAGGGGTCATGTTTTGCATATCTGATGCTATAGCATCCATGATAGCAACACCTGCTGTTTCGTTTAAAGCATCATAACCAACTGAACCTGCGGCAGCTCCAGCGGTTCCACCTAAAACTGATTTTACTTCTGTCCTTACTAATTGACTTTGACCTAATCTTCCAACAATAGGAGCTTTATCTAAAACGTTTCCTAAAGCTCTCATAGTGCCTCCAAGTAATTTAAATCTACCTGGAAGAACTCTCGCCATGTTGTCTCCAACTGTTTTAAAATAATTTCCTTTTCTTGGAAACAGACCTGTATTTTTATCTCCAGCAATTTTAGATTTTGCTGCACTAAATATTTTTTTTCTATCCATTACATAAGGTGTAATTGATCCAATTAAATCTCCAGCTAGTATTGCTTCTGATCTTCCTTTAAACATACTACCTTCTTGTTCTAATTTCACACCTATAGGATTTTTAGCAGTTTCTTCAATTAGCGATACATCTCTTCCTGCATCTTCTCTCATATCAATTAATTCAGACATTGATGGACCTTTTAGAGCTCCTCTTTTAATTAATTCATCAATCGCTCTTCTATCGTCTGAAGATAAAGATCTAGGATCCAATGTTTTATCATCTAACCTTTTTTGTATTTCGTTTAAAGTTGCCATAATTAATCTAAAGTTACACTTCCAGCTATATCTTGATCTGATTTATTTTGATAAATATCCGCTAATTCAGGAGGTAATTGATTATCACCACCCTCTTTAAATCCATATTGTCTTCTGTAAATATTAATAGTTGCTGTTTCACCTAATAAACCGTTTACCCAATTACTTTGAAGAGAATCAATGTCTCCTAAAATAGTATTATTTACAGATCTTAAATCTCTAATTACATCCGCTTGACCTCTTAATAACGGGAAAATATTAACTAGTTGTTTAGCCATTTTAATATCTTTTTCAGTTAGACGGTCTTTAGATTTCAATGAGTTAGCTAATGCATAGACCATGACAGTTTCATTAATTGCAAGTTGAGAAAGTTTTTGTTTGTCTTCCTCTCCAGTAGCATCTTTAATAAGTTTCATAATCTTATTTTGATCTGCAGCATCTCCCAATTGACTTTGAAGAAGTTTTTCAGCTTTTTTTCTACTTATATCTTCTGAAACCATTAGATCAGAAATTGCTTTATTTTTTTCTTTTTCTAATCTTCTTTGAGCACTTTCCATATCATCATAAATATCTCTTCCTAATACATCTTTAAATGCACTTCCAAATCTTTGTTTGAACAAATTAAATCTACCAATTGGACCAGCTCCTGTTTTACCTTCTTTTTTAAAGTCTTCTAAAATCCCAATTGTTTTTTGACCTAACGCATAAGCTCTATATTTTGCATCTAACTCTCTTAATAAATCTGCTTGAGGTTTTGCCAATTTATCACTTGAAGCAAACCTAACATAAGATCCTGGTGCTAAAGTAGTATAAACGTTTCTTCCACCGTCAGTTTCTCCTGGTATTGCTGCTCTTACAGTTCCATCTTTTAAACGTAATGCTGTTAAATTTACAGGTCTTCCATTTTGTAAAATTTGAACTACACCAGGAGTACCTTCTGGTGCTTCATAAACTTGGTTTTTTCTATCCATTTCATCTGATGCAATTTCTAATGCACTTTGCATAAAATTATTTTCTAATTCATTTTCTTTTAATTTTAAGGTAACGTAATTATTTACTGCAGGACCTAAAGCTCTACCAAAAACCTCCATGGCTCCACCTATACCTTGTCTAGTAGTAGTTCCTGATAGGAGACCAGAAGCTAAATTTGCTAAAAAAACTAAATTTGCTTGTGAGGATTGACCTGCTCTTAATTCTTTTGAAATTTCTCTAGCTCTATTTATTAAACCATTTGTTACTGCTTGTCCGTCTGCAGTTTTAAAATCTTTATTATCTACACCAACAATATCATCTCCTAAATCATCTTTACCTTTACCTTTTTTTTCATCTGTATCTGTTGTTACAGTTTCTTTTTCTGCTACAGTTGTAGTATCTTTTTCTTCTCCTGGCGGTACGGGACCAATATTTCCTAAAGATTTAGACTGTATATCAGTTAAGTTTGCTACATCTTCTTCATTAGCATTTTGTAATAATTCATCACCTTCAGCTTTTAGTTCTTTAGCTCTGTTTTGAAAAAAGTCTCTTCCAGAACCTGGTCCATCTTTTGGTGCAGCTGATTTTTTTGTAACAATAGGCTCAGGTGGTTTTGGTACAAACTTTCCAAATAAATCTGCATCAGATACACCTTCTCCCATATAACTAAATGCTTTGTTTCTATTTTCTATTTCAAAAGCTTTTCTCTCTTCAGGTGACATTGCATTAATTTTTTTTCTCAACTCTACACCTGCGTCAAATCTATTTTTAAGACCAGCTATTCCTGCTAAACCAACTACACTTGGTAAAAAACCTATTCCAGCTAAAGCAGGCAATGCTCTTGTTGCAGCATAACCACCACCTAGTCCGAAAGCTGTTCTTCCAAGTTGATCATCAATACCTAAACCTTGTGCAACTTTATCACCTGCATAATAACCAAGCACTCCAGGAATTTGAACTCCTCCCTTCACTAAGTTTTTTGCTGTTCTTACAGGCCCGCTTACTTTTAATCTTTCAAAAGTAGTAGGTGGTTTTCTAATTGCAGGTACTGGTGCTGCAGTATATGGTTGCCCAACCATAACACCTGTGTTTGCATTAATAGTTTTAAGTGCACCTTTTCTAAGTGCTTCTCTTCTAAACATTGGTCTGTTTAAAATCTTATTAAGTGACATCAGATATCCTATGCCTGTTTATTCTGGTTAGCGCCTTGGTAAGCTGCAAATGCTCCTATACCAGTACCAACCGCTTGAGCAAATGGACTAGTGCTCGGACCAGTTCCCATGGTAACACCTGATTGTGTTTTAGGTCCTGCTGCATATAAGTTAGCTAAGAACTCTGCTCTTTGGTATGGTTCGTATTGTTGTTGTAATGTAGATTGTCTTTGTGCATCTAAAGTTGCTTGAGCTAATTGTCTTTGTAATCCTCCAGCAGCCATTAACTGATTGATATCACCTTGTGCCATCTGTTGTTGTTGTGCACCCATCTGACCTAACTGTTGCCCTGCAGCCAAACCAACTTGTTGTTGTCTTTGCGCAGCGCCTAATGCAGTTTGAAATCCTGAAGCTAAAGACTGACCTACTTTACCTAGTGTTTCTCCTTGTAATACTGCTTGTTGAACTCCTTCTCTACCACCACCAAAAGCACCCGCGCCTACAGCTTTAGCACCTAATTGGTTTTGCATCATTTGCCCTTGTTTTACAATTTCATCAGTTACATATTGTTGATAAGGATTTAAATATTGATTAATTTGTTGCTGTCCTACTGGAGTTGCTGCGTTTAAAACTGATCCAATACCTGCACCAACAGTAGGTGCTCCAACGCCTGTCGTTCCTGCAGCGTTAATTCCTTGTTGTTCTAATGCTCCTAATTGTGCAACTTGATAATCAGGTAAGTTTACTGGTACGTTAGCAATATCTCTTGCTATATCCATTAATTCCAGTTTTCGTTCTTCTATACCAGGTGCTTCTCTTTGATAATAAGTTTGTGAAGTAGGGGAGGCTGCTGGTTTAGGGTTTAAAAAACTCATAATACTATATCCATTTTTCTAGTTGAACGTGTTTCTTTTTCCAGCCCCATTTTTTGGAAACTTTTTCCCAACCAGGTCTGGCCATAATGTTTAATTTTTTACAATCATTTAATTTTGCAAAACTTGTTATTTCATTCACAATACCATTTTCCCACAACTCTCTTCTTTTTCCTGTGCAAATTATTATTTCATATTGTTTGTAGTTAGGTTGTTCTTGTATTTGTCCAATGCAAATACCAAAAACTTTGTTTTCTTCAGATTCATCTGAACCAAACATAACCCAAAGCTGCATTCTATTTTCCTTTAACTCTTTAAAAAAATAAGATGAATCAGCGTATTTACCTGAAAATGCTAAAGCTTCAGCTACCATAAATTCTGCCAATGGCCAAAATTTTTCTACGTCTTTTGGCTCGATTGGAATTACACTTACTAATGGTTTAATTTGTTTTTTGTTTGCTGTTGCCATTTGCCTCCTTCAATAAATCAAATACTCTTTTATATCTTTTTTGTTGTTCATAGAAGTATGTAGCACCTTTTTCTCGCATGTCTTTCATGCTGTTTGGATTAGCACCTGCAATGATTCCTGCACCTAACACACCATCTGCTCTTGTTACAAACTCTCCGTCCGCTAGTTGAGCTAACATTGTATCCTCGTCTTTATCACCAACTCCTGCTCCGTCTTCAACATATCCTGTCGCTCTAACATAATTGTTAGCATCGTTTTCATCGTGAGTCATTTTTGATGGTAGATAGTTAATTCCACCCTCATTAAATTTTTTAATTTCTGCTAGACCACCAGTTCTTAATGCTATTTTATCGAAAGGATTTCCTGGAGGATTAGGATTTTCTTCAGGCACATAAACTTTTTCGTATTGTTTTTCTTCTCCTGTTACCGGATCAATATATGAAAAACTTCTTTCCTGTCTTGTTTTTAAATAATTTTTATTGTAGCCAGGAGTATAAATATCAGTTGGCGCTGAATCAAACGCACCTAATAGATAAGGTATTCCTCCAGCAGCTAAAGAAAGTTTAACAGGATCATATGCACCACCAGGTTCTTTTCTTACTAGATCTAAAAGGCTACCACCACTTTTTGTAGGATCTACATAATCTGGGTTAGGAACCAGAGCACCACCTGTGGCTTTGTCAGTGCCTAAAAATTTTGAATTTGCACTTTGTGTTGGTATCTGAGAAACACCTGGAAGTTTTGTTAAAGATTGTGTCATTGGCATTGCTGCAAATTTTTGAGCTGCTGCTGATCCAGGAAACATTGACATTCCTGCAGAACCCATACTGTACCCACCATATGCTCCTATAGCACCACGAACTAGTGAACCTAGTCCACCTACGCCCGCTTGTTTTGCGCTTCTATAACTCTGTAATCCACTGTAAGCTGCAAGTGCGTAAGGTAAAAGATGTAACATTAATTAATTCTCCTATTTAAGATCTTAAGTTTCCAATATTACCATTTTACTTAGGTATTATCAACTCATCGGCAAAACGTCCTGAATATTGATGCTCTCCAATATGCATGATTGGGTCATCGATAAAAGCATAACACTTACCACCAATGTCTTTCCAAATCTTGCAAAAGCTAAAATCTTCACCCAAATATGTCTTAGTTTCAGGATCGTGAATGGTATCAAAAAAGTTCCATAAATGAGGTCGGTTAACGTATTCACCATTTATAATTGTTTTTTGCACTATGTTTTTATCTGGATAAGCCTTGATCATTTTGTCAAATACGGATCTTTTAATTAACATGCATCCTGTTGGACTATGTGTCACTTCAATCACACCTTCATTAACAATAATATCATTAGTGTTTGCTACCCGCATAGGATAGCTATTAGTCCATTTGTGTATATCACTTGGTTTTTTAATATCGCCTTTTTTCATGGCTTCAAATGCTTTATTTAAATTAAAAGTTTTTAATGGATATGGAATAGAAATTACATCTTTGTCTTTTTCAATCATTTTAAAAATAGAATCTGCATTCATAAGAATATCTGAGTCAACAAACAACATGTGGGACATACCAGATTCTATAAAACCTGAAACACATAAGTTTCTACCTTGAGTTACTAAAGAGGATTTTAATAATTGAAATTGTACATTTACTTTTTTATCGAAGCACATTTTCTGAAGCTCAAGTAAACCCTGAGCATAGTGTATAGAGCATTGATCATGTACAGGAGTAGCAACAAACAAAGATATTTTACCTTTTGTTTGTCCGGTATCCGTTGTCCAAATGGGGTTAATTCTTTTTTCGTACTCTGTTTTTGGTATGGGTTCTGAACTTACCTTTAAGTCTTTAAGTGTTTGATAGGTATCCTCATTTATATATTCATCGTTTTTTTTCATATAGAGCTCCTCTTAAAAAGCTTGCCCACTCCATTCCTTTTTTCTCCCAACTGTAAAACCTTTTATAAAATTTTTGTTGTTCTTCTAAGTGCTGTTGCACATAATCTTGATGTAAATATTCTGAAGCAACATCAATTGCTGTTGCTGTGTCTTTAGCCATTTGTTCGTAATTAGTATCGTAGTTTACATAGACAGGCCATTCTGAGCATGTTTCATATAGTGCACCAAAATTATTTGTTATTACATGAACCCCAGCAGCAAGTGCTTCCAATGCTGAAGCACAAAATGTTTCTTCAAAATTACTTGGGTAAACATACAAATCATAATCAGTCATACGTTCTAAAATATATTCATTAGGTTTAAATCCAATGTAGTTTACATTTTTCAATTGTCTTGCTTGTTCATACAAAGGTTCAAAATCTGGTTCATTTTTATCTGCAAAAGCTGACCCATAAACTTTAGAAGAACTATATACATCTAAAGTTACGTTTGGATTTTTAACCAATTGCATTGCAGCTAGAAGAACATTTAAGCCTCTCCAAGGAGTATTATGGTGGAGAATTTTAATTGGATCACCTTTTTTATATATTTTTCTTTTTGGAAAATTACTTGTACCATTCTTTATTACTACTGATTTACCTGTAGGTATGTTAAATATGTATCTAAACTTTTCATATGTCCAATGGCTGTTAAAAACATACCAATCATATTGATCATGATTTTTAGGATCTGCAAACCATGGGTGTAGATTTGATTGATCGTATGAATTTTTTTGCCAAAGAATATTTAGTTTGTTTGGATCTATAGGAACTTTACCTGGTATAGAAGTACATATCTGCACTTGGTCAAGTAGTTCTTTTGGAACATGCTTATGCAGCATTTCCATTTGTAGCTCAGTGGCTCCTCGGGGTTGCATAAATTTATTTTCTAATCATGTTATTACCGATTACTAAAATATCTAAATTAGAATTAGTAAATAGATCTATAGCATCTTTTGGTTTTCCTGCAATAGGTTTTCCATTATCATTTAAAGATGTATTTAACAACATTGGTATACCTGTTTTACTTTGAAATTTATCTAACAATTTGTAGAAGTAGACATGTTTACTATCTACTGTTTGTATTCTACTTGTTTGATCAATATGTGAAATGGGTGCAAATACTTTATCTTTGAATTTAACACTATATTTCATAAACTCACTATCGTGATTCCAATCAAAATAATTTTTTGTTTCTTCTTTTTTTATAGATGCTGCAAAAGGTCTATAATCTTCACGATGTTTTATTTTTTCATTTAATATATGCTTTCCATTGGTTACTTCAGGACTCATTAAGATAGATCTATTACCTAAAGCTCTTGGACCAATCTCCCCATTCCCTTGATACCACCCAACAATTTTACCTTTTGCTAATTCTTCTGCTATTGAATTTATAATTTTGTCCGAAGGCGTATCCTCTGGAGCTTGGTCACTCTGCCAAAACGGAAAGTTATCTTTAGAAAAAAAAGGTTGTTCAAAATGTCTTCTTAAAAATTCAACACAACCCAACGTTAACCCTTCATCAGAACAATGCGGAGGTATTATCATATTAGGAAATCTTTTTTTAAGTGAAGTATTTACGCAAATATTATGTGCAACTCCTCCAGTATAAGAAAACTCAGTATCACTTTCTACAAATTGGGAGAAAAAATCAGGTATTTTATTTTCGACAAAATGATGAATTGTTTTTAAATAGTTTATCAAGTTTAATTGACTAGCGATTAGACTTCCTTGTGTCTTAAAATAATTATCAAAATTTGCAACTATATTAAAATCCTTATAATCATAGTTTTTAATAATATTCCAATAGGTAGAATCTAATTTTCCAAAAGATTGTAGCGCCATTACTTTTCCAAAAATATCTTCTGGGTGTCCTTTGATTTCAAATGTTTTTGCAAGATTATATAAAAAATGTCCTAAAGGATTTATTTCATCAACAGTATAATTTTTTTTGTTTATATTGTTTTTAAAAATACTAATACCTCTATTCGAGTCTCCTAACCCATCAAGAGTAAAATTATCTTTCGAGTTTGTTAGCATCCACGAAGATAAGCTATGTGCGTAGTGGTGGTCTATTCTAAAAACAGGACATTTTAGTTCAGTGAAAGGACTATAGGGTATATCAATTATATCAAATAATTTATCTTCTTTTTCTTTTGGAAGATAAGGATGTGCGAAACTATCTAAAACAATGCACACAGCATCTAACTCGTCCAATTTAAAGTTTAGTCTTTTTGAAGTAGAAGCCCAATCTATAAGATTAGAGTAACCAAAATGTTTTATTTGGTTTTCTCTTTCTGGCTTATAATAATTTACTTTGGTGCCGTTGGTATAAGTTATAGATGAATCATGATCATCTAGTCTTAAACCAATAAATTTCATTTAGAGAATTATTCTTTTGTTTTAGCACCCATAGAAACTTTAGTTACCTTTATTTCAAGGTCTTGTCTGAAATCATCCACAGTAGTATCAGTATTGGGATTAGCAACATCAGCATCAAAATCAGCTTTAGTAGCATACACCTGTCCTGTTCTTTTGTGTTTGATAATCTCTTTTGC